GGCTTTGCATTATCTGAATACCAAAGTTTATTGAGTCCTTGCCTTTTGTTACGCCTTTAATCGTCTTTCCGTATCTTCTTATTTCTTCGATTGACTTAGGTTCTGAACTATCGGCGTATATCGGTACGTTATCAGGTAACACTTTAGCTATGTCGCTGTTTATCATTCCGGTACGATACACAAGTTCGTTTAATATTCTTTGACCATTCCATGTATAAACTTCAACTGCTGCTGTTGGGTCGTTCGTGTAACCAAAGTCCAAACCAATTCCTATCAATCTCGCATCACTTGGAATACTATCAATCTGTTTCCAGTTGCTAAATATAACACCTTCTAACATTCCTATTTCACCTAACCCGTAAACACGCCACCAATTAGCCCAATAAGTGCTTGTAGAGGCTTTCTCGCGATTCTTTTCTATTTGCTCGACTATTGACTTGTCAAGAGCTTCGTTATCCTTGTAGGTAAGAATTATAAAGTCTGCGTCTGGTTCGTCTTTTAGTTCCGTGTGTACCCAAAACTCATTCGCTGGATTAAAGTCTAAAAATACTTCTTTTTTAGTCCGTATAGAAAGTTCATTATAAGATTCAAAGGTAACATTATTGCATTCGTTAATATAAAGAATGTCACGCCGAGCACCACGTAACTTAGAGCTATCATCCGCACTAAAAAATTCAAAAACACTCCCATTTTTAAAGTTGTAAGTTAATAAAGATTTGTTGAATTGTTCATCGTTGTATCTATTAGTCCATTTAAGTATTTTAATAAAGTCTTTTAACGCACCACGTCTAAGATGAGGTATTGACTCAGCTACTACGCTTATTTCAAGTCCTGCTATTCTTGTTGCTTTATCTATGAGTACGGCTAAAATAGAATACGTTTTCGAAGCCGACGAACCACCCTGAATTATTTTAGTTCGTCTTTTTAAAGCCAGTACCTTATTCGTTGCTGTCGTCCTCTTGAACATCAGGAAATAATGGTTGTTCTAAAATGGTTTGTTCAATTTGTTGTAATGGCGCACCGTAACCGCTATCCATTAATGCTTTGTAAGCTGCTACATCTCCCTCACGTGCTTTTTTGATAAGTGCTAAAGTCATTAAGTCCTCTTGGCTCATTGTTTCTTCAGCACCCGTTAAAGGGTTCTTTAACTTTTGATTAACTTCTAACCAATACTTAGCTATTGTGCTTCTATTCTTTGCTCCTTTAGGTCTTCCGTTAGGGTTTCCTGATTCGCCTTTTTTAAATTCGTGTTTTTCTATATTTTCTTTATTTGGCATTTCGCTGTAATTTCGCTGTTTATTTAAACTCCTTTAATCGGAACATTAACTTTTTTTGCGTTTAACAAATCAGTCATTTTTCTTGGGGGTATTCTATATTGAATTATTTTTTTACCCCACTTTAACATTATCTGTTTACAATACTCGATTTCTTTTTCTTTACTTCTATAACTTACAATACCACCTTTATTATCTCCGTGTTCACATAAATAATGAAACTTGTTTAATCGTAACATTTTTTTGTATTTATGTAATTGTTGTAATGCCATATCGTAATCGTCTTTTGTTCCTACCCTGCTATCAAATTTTAATTCGTGTTTTAAATGAGCTTGGAAAGGACCCAAAACAATATTTGTTAAATTAAAAGGTAAAAATTCTTTATATATTCTATTATCTTCGTTTTGAGATAATCCCCACATTTTACATTCTAACTCTTCGCATAATAAAAAATTATGTTTAAAAAAATTAATTAATTCGTGTTTGTCTAATTCTTTATTTTTATGTTCTCCGTCATTTTCGCCTTTTCTATTTTCATAATAATTAATACTTGAAACATCATCATCAATCATTATTAAAGGAAATTCTATATTATTTAAAATCCAATTTCTTTTTTTTACTATATCTCCGTCTTCATTATCAGGCAAAGTAATTACTCTATCTTTTCCAACTACTTCAATATATTCTTTTTCTTGACTTTTAGGAACACAATATTTAGCCATAAAAAAATAATCTTTACCTTTTAAATCGTGGCTTCTTTTGTAACTTGGTATTATTATATTCATATAAAATTTTTCCCGTTTATTACTCTACCAATTCCAATTTTTTGAGTTCCTTCTGCGCTTGTTTTACTTTTTACTTTATTCAATCCATACACTTCTTGAGCAACTTCCCAATCCATTGCATTGTCAAAATATAAAACAATGTAATTATGTTCTAAAAGTAATTCTTCGCTGAATTCAATTTCTCCAATATCTGGAATGTCTTTTGTTTCTTTAATTGCATCTAAATCAATTGGTAAATCCAACCCCCAATCGTCTAACTTTTCCGCGTCCCATTCATTTGCTAAACTATCCCAATCCCATTCTCCAAAACCTACGTTATCTTTTATTAAAAATTCGTTTTTTTGTTCCTCTGTCCATTCGTCTGCTACTATAATTGGTATTTCTTTTAATCCTATCTCTTTACAGGCTTTTAAACGCATATTACCACCTAAGACAATATATTTACCGTCAACGTCAGTAAAAACGATTAGAGGACGTTTATTTAGCATATCAGGAAACTCTTGTATAGATTTAACTAATTTTTGGAATTTTCCGTCTTTTATTATTCTTGGGTTCTTTGGGTTTGGTTTAACCTCACTTATTTTAACTAACTTCATTTAATTAGAATTGTATTGATACGTGTTGAATTCGTCTTTTGATACTGCGTGTATTTCCATAAAATCTATTTTCGTATCTATGAACACACAGTAGTTTATTTCTGTTACTTTCATTATTAACCTTAGAGCGTTCCAATCTTGTTTATGTTTATTTGGATTCATAAATACAATATAGTAATCGCTGGTTAATGTTAGGCTCAATTTTCGTTCGTGTTTTTGAATAGGTTATCTTCATAACTTGTAGAACAAACTGCTAATCTTTGATCCGTGTTTTCATACTCACTTACCATTTTGTCATCGGTCATGCATCTTTGAATGAACTCCGACTTTGTTTCTTCTGCTGTTGGTTTAGGAATTGGCATCTTCGTAAGTGTTATAAACTTGTTTTAATTGGTTTACTCTTTCTAAAATACAGCTTCCGCATGAAGTTGGTTCGTTACGTACTCCAAAAACTCTGCTATGAATTGCAAGTATTGTTTTTTGTTCACTTGGTTTTATTGCTTCCGCCTTTTTGTCAAACCATTCTTTTAACCAGTCGTATTCAGCTTGTTCTAAACACTTCGCCTTTCTGTACGGAAACAACTCGTTTAACTTTGCTTTGCGTTCATCGCATCCGCAATCTTCTCCTAATAACCATTTAGCTACTTTTGCTACTCCAGTTGCTTCTAATACCTTTTCAACGGTATCCCCTAACCCTTTGCTTTCAGCTGCTAATATTTCAGCTTTTGTTCGTCTTTTTCTTGCCATGTTTTATTTTATTAATTCGTAATCCTCGTTTTTGTAGTCCTCATAATGTTCTCCTACTTCTATTTTTAAACTATCCTTGCAGTATTTTAACGTTTGCCATACTGATTTAAAACTAATACCCGTGCATTTTTGTATTTGGCGTGTACTCATTCCTGTATCTCGGTAAAGTTCATATAATAGTTTGTCATACCAATGCCAACTGTTTACTGTTTCGTTTATTTTTACTTCTAATTGCTTTTGAGCGTTCGTCTTTTCGTATGGACTACTTTCATCAACTAACTGAATTGCCTCCGTTATATCGACTTTTTGAAGCCTTTGTTTAGATTTCTCAAAGTCATAATACATATTTCTTAAAACAACCCACACAAACCCCTTGTAAATAGTTCCGTTACGGTAAAATCTTTCTTTGTTTTCGTGTTTTGCTAACTTTAAATACATTTCCTGAACGATATCCTCAGCCAAACTATACTCGCCAAACGATTTAACAACCTTAATCCAGTGTTTATGTTCAACATACAAGTCATTCAGAAATTGATTAGAGTCCAATTAAAATAAGCATTAAAACAACAATCATTCCTATAATAACACGAACTAAACTTTTACCCATTTCGTATTCATTAAACAACCATTTTTGAATTGTAATACTTGGTGTATTCCATGCAAAAAGCAAAACAGCCCTATCCAAAACGAATAAGGCTATAATGAAAGGAAATAAAAGTATAGTTAAATATCTCACGCAACTAAATTATACAATTTTCTTTTATAGTTCATCAAACGCCCTAAAGCTAAACTACATAT